ACAATTAAAAAAATAAGAACAATAATAAGCAGTTTGCCCCACGTAGACGTTTTATTATAAATATTCATAATAGATTTGAATTGTTTTGATATATTTACCATTTTCCTTTATATGTATTATTGCGAGATTTTTTATACAAAAAAATAGTATATGGTTGATTCGGAAATAAATGATGTTAGAGAACAAAAAGATTTTAAAGGATTTACCTTTTCAGAATTTAAAAAATCAGATGTTAAAAAAGAATTGTTGAAAAATTTAAACAATTCTAAAATAGAACCGTCCTGTTATTGGAGTGGTGAATTTATATGTGCAGGACATTATAGTGATTTATGGGAAATTATTTTATATTTTTATAGTAAGTATATTCATTTAGGAAATCCTAAATTGGCAATTTATCTAGATTTAAAAATACAGAATTTCAAAGAAATTATATCTAATGGATATAATGGAAATGAATTAAAAATGCGAAATAATGACAAAATGAGAAAACTTTTTTGTGAAATTATGTGTGTTTTATGTAATGCAAAACGAAAACATAGTTTTGATGAAATTAAAATAAAAAAGGAGGATTTTGACCTTACACAAATGACGGATCGATTTAAAGCTCCTAATATTAGTTACGGTCAAACTATTATGACAGATAAAGATCCTAAAGAATTATTTATAGTAATGAATGAATTTGTATATAGTTTATCTAAAGAAGGTAAAAATACAATAAATGCATGTTATTGGATTGAATGGATAACTGAATATGAAAGTATGTGTAAACTCAAAAAACAGGTATGTAAATGTGAAAGAAGAATGCAAATTCCAGTAGATAGTAAATATCAAATGGATATTGTATGGCTATTATGGGATGCGTTTTTAAAAGAATGCGATAAACATCACGCGCTTATTAAAAAGATTATGAAAAGTGTATTGAATTTATTTACATTGAAATACAGTAATTCATGTAATTCAAAACGGCGATTTTTATTATATTATGCAGTTGCATTATTAACCGAACCAGTAAATTTAGAAGAAGAGATTGTTAAGGATAAAGATCAGATAAATGCAATTATACGAAAAATCGATCAGGTATATAGACAAATTAAAAAAAATGAAAAATCTCCAAATACAGATTATTTATTTACTAATACAAATAAATCAAATTTAGATAAAACAATTGAAAAGTTGGAAAAAATGGCTAATTTTGGAGAATCCTTTATTCCTCGAATATAATTTTATTGACTTTTTAATTTGTAAACTTTAGAAATTACAATTTAGTTTTTTATATAATAGAGTATATACAATGGAAAATGGACGAACAATGTTAATGCATTCCGTAATAATTGGGTTTTTATTGTACTTATTTATGATTTTTATACTCGGTCAAAAACAAAGCGTGGCTGAAAACCGAAGTATTTTATTAGCTGCTCTGATATTAATTTACATGATTTTATTCGGGCATGGATTACCTACCGCAATAAATAAGAATTTATTTTGAATATATTGTTAGGATAATTCTAATATAGTATTAGCCAGTTTGAAGATTCGCCAATATATAGTCATTTTATTCTTGACAGTATTTAATTTTACTATTATTTTATTTTTATATTTAGATATATTATAATGAATAAATTATGTTCTCCCGCTATGCTTTATTTAGTAATCGCCGCAATTGCTATTATAGGCGCTTTCATTAAACGTATGTCTATCATGTCTATTGCAGTTAAGGTCCTCTTCGTTGCTCTATGGACGTGGTTCTTAAATTTCTTATGTTCTAAAGGACATACTGGTATTTCGTGGTTTTTAGTATTGTTGCCATTTGTAATGCTTATACTTGCAGTAGTTTTTTCAATTGAGCTTATGCGTAAAATGAATTAAGGTATACCCCACTACACTAGTCGAAAAGAAAAATATAATAATATTTATAATATAATGTTATTATATGCATAAAACAAATAAAACAAAATTACGTAATCGTTTGACTAAGAAAAATAAAAAGTCTACTTTAACAAACACACACAAATCATTCGAGCAACATCTTGTTATTGAATTTCTGCAAATATTGAATATGACAAAATTATATCATTGGAAAACCGAAAGTTATGCTACACACAAAGCTACCGATGAATTGTACTCAAAATTAAATGACAATATTGACAAATTTATTGAAACATTATTAGGAAAACATGGGGATCGGATTAATCTTGCAGCTATTAAATCAATTTCTCTCACAGTTGTTACTTCAAATAACGAATTTAAGAGGGAGATGGAAAAGTTCAAACAATATTTACTGGATTTAAATAACCATAGTGAAATGAAGAAAATGACAAATTCCGATTTATATAATATTCGCGATGAAATATTAGGAGATATCAATCAATTCTTATATTTACTTACCTTCAATTAATTTTAAATTTATAATCAAAATTTAATATATTTATTTTTATTATAATGAATACGCCATCAAATGCAAATTCAATAGGACAGTCTCTTGGAAATTCTATGAGTCGAACAATGTCAAATACTCCATCAATGTCTAACTATAGCCCATCAATTGATACATCCACGGCTAGTTCTTCAGGGTCCTTTTTTAGCAGAATATCATGGGTATGGTGGCTGGTTATTATTATGATTTTAGCATTCTTGGGATTTAATATTTTCTTATATCTAGCAAAAGGAACTCAATATTTAACAAATACATTCGGTCCACTTATTTCGTTAATTAGTTCAGTATCAGGTAATCTTGCAGCCAATACTACAAAACAGGTAGTAAGTACTTCCGCTACCGGTACTAAAGCAGGCGTTGATGTTGCTGCAAATAGTGTTAATACTGGTGTAACGTCTCTTCAACAGGTAGGAAATAACGTACAGGGACCAGGTTCATCATCTACTATTACACCAGAGACAGTGCCATCATCAACAGCATCGTCACAATCGTCTAATTTACAAAATAATCCATTAAATAACGCATTAAATGCTGGATCGCAACAACAACAGGGGTCTCAAAATTCTTCATATCAGGCAGACGATTCATATAGTCGTATTCAATCCTCGAATTCTAGCGGTAAAGCTGGATGGTGTTATATAGGAGAAGAACGAGGTGTCCGTAGTTGTTCTCAGGTAGGTGCAAATGATACCTGTATGTCGGGCGATATTTTTCCATCAAATGAAGTTTGTATGAATCCTCATATGACTCAAAATTAGATAGGAGTAGGGTTATATGGATTACTCGATATTTGAGAATTTGCACTTCCCCAAACTTTATTATTAGTCGGCCATTTATTACCACTAGTCCCATATGTCGTCTTTGTTCTAGGATAATACGTAGGTAAACTATCATTATAACATAACTCAATGATAGGTCCAGGCACATCGGAATCTGATGTAGGATAACATCTTTGGTCCGCGGTTATACTATATATTTCACCAGTACATATATTTTCTATTACATTACATACCAACGACCCCCCATCTGGAATGACTATAGGAGATGGTATTGGAATATTAATAAAAGGAGGCAAAATAGGTCCTGTTGGACCGGGTGGATTTGGTGTTGGCGGAATTATAGGCGGCGGGTTTGGATTTTGAGATCCAGATGAATTAGGTAGTACTGGATAAACTGGATTTAATGGAGACGGACATGTAATTGGGTCTGTTGTAGGCACAGCAATTCCATTTATTATTGCAACATTTGTATAGTTTACTCGACGTAAACTTTTAATATTTGGGCTAGTTGTAGTTTGAGTTTGTGACGCCCATGTTGTATTCCTGTTCGTCCATGCACCTCGACTAATTTGTGCGTATTTTTGAGATTTTGTTATGTTTGCACTATTTTTTTTATATTGCAATACATTACCTTTACTTAACATTGCTAATTCATATTGAACTGAACCGATTGGAACAGTTTTTTGTATTTGCGGAAGATATACTTGTGTATTTATATCTACTGTATCCGCAAATGTTTGTTGATATACACATCTATTTTCAAATCTACTCCATTCTTTTGGTATTGATGGATTATATAATGGACCTAAACAAGACATAATTATACTATATATATTATAGTATAATTATATAGTATAATTATATAGTATAATTATTTGAATTTTGGAATAATTATACCATCTATAATCTAGTCTAATATCTTCTTCTTCGTTTTGTATTTTTTTTACTAGACTTTCTATTTTTCATAGACCCACCATTACCAAACCAACCTCCACGTCCAAACATACCTCGTCCAATACCCAACATTTTTGATGAACTGGCTCTAGTATTTAATGCTCCCTGTTGCATTGCACCATGTTGTGCTAATGGAAATTGTACTGGCGCTCCAGTAGCAGATGTTCTTTTTTCGACAATTGCATCAAATAGACATTTTAATTTTGCACCTTGAAATGCCTGGTCTTGTTGCGTCATTCCTCTAGGATAATCTAGTTGATTTTTTGCAGATATCGCGGTTATGATTGTAGAATAAAACATAGATGATGACATAAATAATGGATTTTGAATAAGTGCATTTATACTATTTAACATTTGTACTAATTTATTATTTTGAGTTTGCAGACTTGGTTGATTAATTGGACCAGTTGGAGGATAATCTAATTTATTTTTTACGGCAACGGCTGCCATAATTGTAGAATAAAATACAAGATTTTGAGTAAGTAAATCTTGACGTCCTGCAGGCGACGAACATTTATAGTTCAAATCATTTACATTGGTTGGTCTATTTTGAGCGGGCGATGAAGATGTATTTACAGGCTGATACTGGTTTTGATACTGGTTTTGATTTTGTTGCATTGGATATGATGGTTGCTGCATCATTTGTGTATATTGTGCGGGTGGTGCCGATGGAGGTGCATTATATTGCGGGGGCGGCATTGGCTGAGAATTTACTATTGGATTTGAAGGAATATCAGTTGTACCTGAAGGAATTGGATCCATTATTTATATAATACATTAATATTATATAAAGTATAATGTTTGGAAATACTATTATCCTAAATATTTTAGTTAGATCCGTAAAAATACCATCGTAATGATAAATAATTTGGATCTTTCAAATTTAATGCGGACATAGCACTATTTTGCATCTTTGTATTAGGACCACCTTTTACTAAATTCTGAATTGCCGTCGTACCTAATGAATAATTATAATACCATAAATTGGAAACATATCCTGAAAATCCTCCATTTAATCCAACGTATACATCACCATAATTTTGTTTTGGGACTCCCATTAATTGTATACTTTTAGTAATTGTTCCATTTATATACACATCCAATGTTGTATTTCTGCAACGAATAATAACATTTACCCATTTATTCAACGGAATATCTGATATAGTAATTTCTTCATTAATCACATCATACGTATTCATAATAACTACTAAATTATTTGTATTTGGACTAATATATAGACCAGGTGCATTATTTGGAAAATTCAATCCGGTGCTCGTGTCAATATCATCATTGCCTTTATGGAAAATATGACGATATTTACCTGATTGATACTGCAAATTGTCAATAAATATCCAGACCGACCACGTAAATTCTATTCCATCGGGCCCATTATTTGAGCGAAGAATTGAATTTGATCCAGATGTTGCAGGATCTTGTGGTATAATTATTAACTGTTTAGCATCTACCATACCATTAATTAAGTAGGGTGAATGCGAAGTTCCGCTAACTAACCAACCTATAGCTGAAATAGAAAATTGCAATACTATAATAAATACAAATATGGCTAATAATAAAAATGAAACCTTTGCTACTATACTGTTCGAATTCATAAAATCAATTATTCCAGAACCTCGTGCTCGTCCAGAATTACCATTCGATCTTGTATTATCCATATATTTCTATATATATAATATTATAAGAAAAAGTAATCTAAATTGTAAATACTGTATTTTGTGTAGTTCCTTCTAATACATTCAATTGAATCTTATATTTACCAAATAAATTCGATAAAAAGCTTTGTCCGTATCCAGCTTGATATATATTCCACGCAGTCTGTGGATCGGTTGAATTAGGGAAATACTGAAATTTAGAAGTCCATCCATCAAATCCGCCTGAAGGTGTTACATATACATTTGAATTTGGATTAATTTTTGCAATACCTGGCAATAAACATGTGCGTACTAACTTACCATCGATATATACGTCTAAAGTGCGTCCGTATGCACTTATTAATAAATTAACCCATTTTTGAATAGGTACATTTGATACACTACATGTATGTATAACTGATCCAGATGGGCCTGGTGTATCATCTGATGCAGTTGCGCCTGTTGCTCCGCCAGCATCGCCTCCTGGAAAACATGCTAAATAAATAGATACATTATTCTGAATAGGTGTTAATACTACAGCCGGACAGGGATCTACACCTGGTATACCTGGAATAGATGAAGATGATGACGTTGAGCTCGCGCCAGCAGTTGTACTAGGGCTAGACATTCGACCATACACTATTTTGGATTCACCGTATCTATAGTTCCAATCATTTATATAAAACCATATAGAATATGTAAAATTACTTGTATTTGCTCCACTACTTCCTTTTGCTAAACTTTTTGCGGAAACTGTTTGCATTGTAGTTGCTGCCTGTAATCCAGATAATGTGTTTATATCAGTAGTAATATAACGAATAACAATATACAACAAAATAACAATACAAATTGTAATAAGAATATTCTTAATCTCCATAATATATTATAATGGTAGATTTTTTATAAAATAAAATACATAATTAGGTAAAATTAAGTATTTTATCATTTTATAACATTATTTATTTTAGTGCACGAATGTTATTATGTATTATAAATATCTTTGTTATTTTTTGAAAAATACCATTGCATGGATAAATAGTTGGGACCAGTTACATTTAAGTTTGGTGGAACTAAATTAGCAATTACGTTATTTGATATATCCTTAACTACTGTTTTTGTAGCAGGTGCAATTATAGCAGTAGCTGAAGATGCTACATGATCTATCTCATCTATAAGGGATACATCTATTTCACGTATTGCTGTATTAATGACGTCAGTATTTATTGTTATAGGCGGAGTTTTATCCTTTACTAAATTATACAAATAATAAATCTGTCGAATAGATAAACTTGTATTAAAATAATTTACATTGCATATTCCGCCATTGATACCCTGATTAGAGCCAATAGTTAGTGTATCTAATTTCATATACGGTGTAACTTCCATTACCGTTTTTACTAAATCACCGTTATAAAAAATATCTAAAATTCCACTATTATAATTAATAATAATATTATTCCATTTTTGTAGTAAAACATTAGAATTTTTATATACAATAATGTCACCATTATCATCATATTCTGGTGGAATTGGATTACTGTTAATACTTCCAGTAGTTTTTTGTCCCACATTTTTAATTGTAACAATTAATGTATTTTTGCTAGCATTATATAATATATTGGGTTTATTGCCATAATCTAAAATAGATGTATATTTACGATACGAGCCATTAATTGTGTTTGGACTAGCTGCATCTATAAATACCCAGAACGAAATTCCATATTGATTTGTATATTCTTTTAGTGTTTTAGACCAATTTAATGATTGATATGTGCCTATATTTTGAGCTACATTTAAATTAGTTGGACTATTTATTAGTAATTTACCGCCCTGTTGGCAAAAAAGAGTTATAATATATGGTGCGGTAAAATAGACAATGTAAACTAGTATAATAAAACCTAATAACAAAACATAATTAGATGATTGTGTTTCGATTGCATATTGTTGTTTTGCACGATTATATATAGATCTTGACAGTTTTGATACATTGGGAAGAGGTGAAGCATTAGGCATGGATGATTTTGCGAGTCCAAAAAGATCGACAACAATATCAACTATATTAACTAGAAGACATGGAATATATAACACAATATTAATAATTAATTTGAATATGTGACTTTCTTTATAAAGATCTCCTAATGTTATTATTTTATATAAGATTGCCAACATTATGATAACAATAATTAAATTTAATATAAATGAACCTACACTAGACTGATTCGACCATGATTGAAGATTTGTTACTAGCCAAACAATTAATATACATGAAAAAATAATACCAAATAAGAGTAATAGTATTCGTCTAAATATATCTCCAATGGTAGAAAAATCAGTATTCACTTCAGCAGCATCTATAGGCTGAATACCGGTAGTAAGATTTATTGCAAATGAAGATAGCCATAAAATACAAATTAATATTGCACATATAATAACAACAATTTTAGGTCCCGGAAATTCGTTTACTGCTACTCCAGGCCAATTAACTAATAAAATAGTAACAGTTGTTAAAAATATTATAAAAAATATAACACTTACAATACTCATTAAACTAAATCCCGCAAAAAAAGAAGTAATTGTATGTGAACTTGTTGCTTGCCCGCCTGTAACTGCACTACCAACAATAGCCTGCACGTTGAGTGCTGGAAATAACATGACTGTTAATAAATATAATATTCCAAATACAGCTAATAATATAGTTAATACCATTGAAACGCCAAAATATTTGGTAACATATCCACCCAAATTCACCGAATAAAATAATATTAAAAATACAATTAATAGTATAAATGTAATTATAAATTTAATTCTTTCAAAAATAATATTTGCTGTATGCTGTACTTTTTCAGAAAGAATGCGATAAAACATAAAAAATCCAAATAATAATGTTATTGGAAGAATAATATATGCATATTTGTCTAATGTATCTTTTGATACATTATTAAATATGAGGATTAGTGCGTATATGTAAATAAATAATATAATCACATTAGATAACTGTGAAATATATGATTTAAATGTGTATAATATAATACCTAAAAATACAACTAAACAGAATATTCCAAATCCTAGAACAAAAGATGATGTAGTAGTGTAATGTCCGCTATTTCCAGATGTTTCTGTTTGTGAAGCTACAGTTGTTATAATTGCTATAAGTAATATTATCATAGCGACTACTATTACTATCCATCCATTCCAACTACTTGTAATATTTCCTATATGAGTTAATGATGTATTTATATAATTATTTATTCTATTTGCCGGCGGTCCAGTTGGCGCAGAACTCATATAATATTGTAATATTATATAAATATATTTTATTTTCACGAGTATTTTGTTTACCATATATAATGTAATATTTTTACATATTTTCATGTGCGGTTTTACTTCCATGACATTCGCGGCATAAAGCTACCAAATTTTCTACATTATTACCTCCTCCATATTCTAATCGTGTTTTATGATCTACTTCAAACCACGCGTTTAATTTATTTTTACAATTACCACATTTCCAATCTTGCATTGATGCTACATATTTTTTTTTAGTTTCACTTACAGATCGTTTAGTTCCCTTACCAGATTGAAGTATTCGTCGTTCTTGTGCGTTATTTCCTTGCCGTCCATTATTCACTGGATTAAATGGGTTAAGTTGATTTAAACTATTCATAAAATTGCCATTGCCTGCACCATCACTGTCACTATCATCATAGCCACCTCCATTATTATCTATTCGGTTGCTCGTAAAATCTAAAATAGGAGATATCATACTCATTGATGATTTATCAATTGGCATGTATTTAATAACATTATTTGCATGCAGCAATATATTTTTAAATTTAAATGGATTCTTTTTAATCATTAAATAAAACATAAGTCCTAAAAATGCAAAAATTCCCATTTGAATATATTTTTTATGTTTAATTGCCATCTTAGTATATTTCCCATCATGATATGTATTGAATATTAAAAAAGCAGTAATTGCAAATATAAAAATTCCAAACCTCATTATATACTAGTATAGTAAATAATTTACTATAGTAAATAATTATATCATAATATGTATTTATCTCCGTTTTTTATTGTCACGTCTACTATTTTTTATAGTGTGAGTTAATGTTGGAAAATTCGTTTTTTGTAAATATGTATTAGAATTTGTTGTAGTATAATATGTTCCCGAGGTAGATGAACTCGACGGCTTTGATGTGCTATTTAATTTTAATCCCTGCCCTAATTTATTATTATAAATTGTTGATGTGCTACTAGATAGGATTGATGAAGTTGTAGATAGTTTTAGTTTTACATCACCTCGTTGTTTTTTTGCTAATATAAATAGTTCATTTAATTTGGATAATTTATCAGTTAGTACATTCGTATTTATTGGTTCCGTACATGAATCAAATATAAATAATATCGTATTTTTTAAAGTAGCTATAATTTTTAATTCCGAGTCAAACAATTTGTCGTAATTATTATACAAATAGTCTAGAATAGGAACATATACCATAGTAAATCCCCATATATCTACATTTTTTAAATATACATTTGAAAAATACCCCATTAAATCTATTTTATTATTTTTGGTATACTTGAATAAAATCTTTGAAATATATTCAAAAATAAAATATAATGTATACTCAAATTCTATTATATCATTTTTATATCCATTATCAACATGATCTAAATCCCGTTTAAATAATTTTTTATATAAAGAATTAATAGTTTTTAAATGTCCTGGACCTCGTTTATCTATCCAATATAATACATATGTTATAACAAATGATCTTATCTCTATAAAAGTGGGATCTTCATTTTCTTTAAGAAAATCTTGATACATCTTAGTAAAATCTGAATTAAATAAAATGATTGAAAATGGTAAATTATATTGAATAGGTCGCCTAGACATTGTGTTAGGAACATTGGGCTCTCCGTTATAAGTTACAGATAGACCCCAGTCAATCAGTCTAGTATAAAAGCGATTGGTCTGATCGACAGATTTATCATCCACTAAAATATTAGCTTCTTTTATATCTCCATGATATACATGAGTTTTATTCATTGGAATAATACCATGTTGTAATAAATGTATTAATGCATTATTAAGTTGTATCATTTTATCATAGCTAAATTTTACATGGATAATATAATCACCTACATCAATTCCACCGTATGGCATATTAATCGCGCTTAATTCATTCAATTCATTATTTACATTTCTTTCATATATATTCATTTTTGCCAGAGCCGAACATTTTTTATTAAAATCGTCCATATCTTGCTCTGTTAATGCATCAGGGTCACATTTTGAAACTCTGTCAATTAAAAAATAATCAGAATAATGCGGTATGTGCGATAGAAGTGATTTATATTTTTTAATATCCGCATATTCTTTAATTGCGTATTTTTTTTTCATTAATTTAGTAATCTTATTATGATGGCGATCTTTATGTTTACATTTTAAAGCTGGTTTAAAAATACATCCAAACCCACCAGATCCTATTACTTTTCCTCCTTTAATTCTAGTTTTTCTATTTATTGTTTTATTTCTTATTTTATTTTTTGTTTTATTTCTTGGTTTATTTTTCATAGTTTGTCTAGTCATATGTTTTATAGGTTGTCTATATAACATATAATGATATAATAATTTATTTATGATATAAATATGTAATCAGCCAAATAAACAATCCAATTATTACTAGATAGATAAGTCTGTTACGCCATTTATAGTATTCTTTATTTTTTAGTTCTTTGGGTTTATATGCTTCATAATATTGTTCGTAAAATTGAGCTAGAGTAATATTTGGTTTTTCTAATTGCTGGTTTATTTTATTATGGATAAAATGGATCCATCTAATAAAACTATCTCTAGTATCTAAATAAGGGGTTATTGGATATTCATCCAATAATTTAGTAAAATTGGTAGCTATTGATTCTATTGGAATAAACAGTGGTATATTTTGAATAAATTCGTAATATTTCTTTTTAGTTACTGCATTGGGTCTTAATGGATAACTAATGGCAATAGTGTGAAGAAAAAACCAATAATGCGGTCCCCATACTTTTGCATCTAGTGCCATTATATATTTATATTATTCCATTATACAAATATATTGTCGATTTTACTTATTTACACAATTACAAAGGGTTTAAATGTATTTCATTATATTAATTATTAAAATCAATATAATGAATAAAAATAATAATCAGTGTAATAATTGTAGTAAAATCGGACATTTATTTCATCAATGTAAATTACCAATCATAAGTTATGGAGTTATTTTATTTAAATCTAGTTCAGACGGTCTAAGATATTTGATGATTAGAAGAAAGGATAGTTTTGGATATATAGATTTTATTAGAGGTAAATATGCATGCCATAATCTTCATCAAATACAAAAAAGTATTGATGAAATGTCACTACACGAAAAAAATAAATTAGTAACATTGCCATTCGATCAGTTGCTAAAAGATTTATGGGGTGATAATAATATATTTAAGGGTGATGATGTAGCGTCTTCTAAAAAATTTGAATTAATTAAAAATGGATTAGTTATTGATAACCAAGTTGTTACATTGCAGGATATTATAAATCAAAGTACTACAGAATGGCCGGAAACGGAATGGGAATTTCCAAAAGGTCGTCGTTTTTTTCAGGAAAAAGATATGGATTGTGCCTTACGCGAATTTGAAGAAGAAACGGGATGTTCTAGTAAAAATATTGAAATTATTGAAAATATAATACCATTTGAAGAATTATTTATAGGTTCTAATCATAAATCTTATAAACATAAATATTTTTTGGCATATATGAAGGATTCGGTTGAATATTCATTAGAAAATTATCAAAAATCGGAAGTGAGTAAATTGGAATGGAAAACAATTGATGAATGTTTAGAATCAATACGGCCGTACAATTTAGAAAAAAAACAATTAATAATAAATATTAATAAAGTATTACAAGAATATAGATTATATTCATAATATATAGTCATAATATATAGTAATATGTCAGATATAATAGAACAAATAAATCCAATACAACCTGTTCCAAAAAAAAAGACAATTAAACGGACCAAAAAAATAATAATAGACGAACCTGAAATAGAAATAGACCCGACAATTGGACCTCCTCCTATTGAAGTAGCAGATAGCCCATTAATACAACTTAAACCACTCCAAAAACAACTAAGCGTTTCAACGCCAACTCCTATTACTGATGGAATATCTGACGTCGACCCAAATCCCATAAACGAATTAGTAGAATCTGTTGATAAAATAGAAAATATCTCAGAATTAAAACAACTATTTGATAAAAATAAATGCGGAGACCCGGAAAATAATTATAACAGCGAATGTAATAAATTTTTATTAAGAAAAGAATATTTAGAATCAGAACAAATTAAATTGACACCAGATGATGAAACAAATAATATGTCTACTAATTATCTATACCCAAATCTGAATGATCCTAGTTTCAATATTAAAATTGCAGAAAAGAAGGAATTTAATGATACTAAATATGATGGCGAAATACATAGAGATGATATAGAACAATATGCTGATATTTTAAGTAAGGCTGATTTTGAATTAGCACCACATCAGGCATTTGTCAGAAATTTTCTGTCATTTCAAACTCCTTATAATAGTTTATTATTATATCACGGGCTAGGTTCTGGGAAAACATGTAGTGCTATTGGGGTATGCGAAGAAATGCGCGATTATTTAAAACAAATAAATGTATCAAGTCAAATCATTATAATAGCGTCTCCAAACGTGCAGGATAATTTTAAACTGCAATTATTTGATGAACGAAAACTGAAATTAGTTAACGGACAATGGAATATTAGAGCATGTACTGGAAATAAATTATTGAAAGAAATAAACCCTATGAATATGAAAGGTTATACTCGGGAAAAAATAATAAGTCAAATTAAACATTTAATTTCACATTCGTATGTTTTTATGGGTTATCTTGAGTTTGCAAATTATATTGCAAAAGTTGGAGAAGTAAAGGGAGTATTTAAAACGGAACGTGAGAAAAAATATAAACATGAAAAAATGATACGCAATTTAAGAAGAGAATTTAATAATAGATTAATAGTTATAGACGAAGTTCATAATATTCGTATTTCGAGCAATAATGAAAATAAAATTGCCGCACAAGAATTAATGAATTTAGTTTCATATGCAGACAATATCCGTCTATTATTATTATCCGCTACACCCATGTATAACACGTATAAAGAAATTGTATGGCTATTAAATTTAATGAATATAAATGATCGTAGAGCGTATATAGAAATAAAGGATATTTTTGATAAAGACGGTAACTTTAAAATAAATCCAGCTACAGGAGAAAAAATTGGAGAAAATTTATTAATTAGAAAAGCAACAGGATATATTTCATTTGTTCGCGGAGATAATCCATATACATTTCCATTTAGAATATATCCTTCAGTGTTTTCACCTAAAAATGTATTTAATGATAATGAATATTCCCCCAAATATCCAAGATATCAAATGAATGGTAAAAAAATAACTAATTTATCAAAACAGGAAATAATGATAATGCGTAATTTATATACCATACCAATAGGTTCCATTCAATCGTTGGGGTATCGTATTATTATAGACAGTCTACGTCGAAAGAAAATATCTATTACGACAAAAACAGGAACAGTAAAAACAATGCCTAGTTTTGAAAACATGGACTCGTTTGGATATACTTTATTGCAATTGCCATTAGAGTCACTAAATATTGTATATCCAATTATGCATATAGATCATGCAGTAAAACATGTTATACCCATTAAAGATGTATCTGAAATATTAGAAATAGAAGATTTGGATAATTCAAATGAAAATGTGGATGTAGATAGCAATGATAATGTTGAAGAAAGTGTTGATGGTAATAGTGGAATGGGTCCTAAGAAGAATAAACTCGTAAAATCTGTAGAACCTGAAAACCCAGTAGAACCAGAAGTAAGAAAAAATATGTATGAAGAAGTAGAAGAAATAAAAGAAATAAAAGAAATAAAAGAAATAAAAGAAAATCCAAATAAAGGAGAGGTTGAAGACAATGAAGACAATAAAACCAATGAAGATATTAATGTTGAAGATATTTATATTAATCCATCAGATTTAACCGGACATAAAGGATTGACTCGTATAATGGATTTTGTAGATAGTAAAACGCCACCTGAAAAAGGTTCATTTGAATATAGTGCAATGGCTAAAAAACACAAATGGAATATTTTTCATCCTAGACAAATAGGTAAATACAGTTCAAAAATCAAAAACATTTGTGATTGTATTATTCCTAGAAATAAAGAAGGAGAGATAAAGGTTTCCAATGACAATTGTAATGGAGTGATTTTAATATATTCGCAGTATATTGACGGCGGTTTAATACCCATGGCACTAGCATTAGAAGAACTCGGATTTACTCGGTTCAGTGGAAAATCTGGCAACGTTAAATCACTTTTTAAAACACCTCCTACAGATCCAATTGATGCTGTTACAATGCAACCTAGAAAAAGCAAAGAAGAGGAATTTAAACCTGCAAAGTATATTATGATTACAGGAGACCGTCGTCTTTCTCCTAATAATGATTTTGATATTAAAACAGTAACAGATGAAAAAATAAATATAAACGGACATAAAATAAAAGTGGTCTTAATATCTATGGCTGGTTCAGAAGGTATTGATTTAAAATTTGTGAGACAAGTACATATACTAGAACCATGGTATAATATGAACCGTTTGGAACAAATTATTGGTAGAGGTGTTCGTAATTTCAGTCATAAAGATTTAGATTTTGATAAGAGAAACGTCCAAATATTTATGTATGCCACTTTATTGGATGGCGAGGAAACCGAAAAAGAAAAGAGAAAAGAAAAAAGAGAACATAGAAAAAAAATAGAAGGGAATAAAAAGAAAAAAGGGAAATTTGTTGAGAATGAAGACGAAGACGCAAATGATTCGTCAGTTCAAGAAATAGACGATGAAAATACTACGGAAGAAGCGGCTGATTTATGTGTGTATCGAATAGCTACATATAAGGCAGTTCAAATTGGAAAAGTAAGTCGAATATTAAAAGAAAATGCAGTAGATTGTATTATAAATAGCAATCAACAAAATTTTACGCAGGAAAATATGAAAACGAATGTTAGACAAATATTGTATGACGGAACAGTTATCAAAGATTTTAAAGTTGGAGATGAACCTTATTCGCCCGCATGCGATTATATGGAAAAATGCGGCGATGTTATTGTTACCGACGAATTAAAAATAAATCAGGATTCCTATTCAGAACCATTTATAATAATGAATTCAGATAAAATATTACAGAAAATACGGGCACTCATGAAGGAACGATTTTTTTATAAAAAAGATGATTTGATTCAACGAATACAAATACCCAAATATTATCCAAAAGTACAAATATATGCAGCATTAACACAGTTAATTGAAGATAGTACTGAATTTATTACAGACAAATATGATCGAATTGGATATTTAGTTAATGTTGGCGATTATTATTTATTTCAGCCAGGGGAATTGAATGATAATAAAATATCTATTTTAGATAGAGCTGTTCCTATACCATACAAATATCCCAGTATTAAATTTGATGTAGATATAAGTAAAAAACCAATTGATATACCCGTTCAGATAAAGGAAACTAAAGAATCCATATCAAACGATGTAGGAGAAATAGCTTCAGAAGCGGTATTACCTAGACTTCCATCAACAGCATCATCAGAAGTTAGTGCAGTTGCAAATACACATATTATTCAGGGTGTAAAATTAATAAAAGAAATAGAGTTAAATTATAACTTAGTCATTCAATATAGTCGTGAAAATAGCGATCCTATTCCTAGAGGCGATGATAATTGGTATAAACATTGTGGAACATCTATTAAAAAACTTATAAATGCTGAAATAGAACAAGATAAAATACCCGAACCCATTTTATTAGAATTGGTGCGAGAGCATATTATAGATATGTTAACATTTGACGAAAAAATTATACTGTTGAATTATTTATATGATGCAGAGAATGAATTAGTACGCGACGAAAATTCTTTTGTATCACAACTAAAAAATTATTTTGAAAATCCTCAAAATCAAAAAATAATTACATCCAACAATAAAAAAACCCGAGGTATTATTTTGTATAATGAAAATAAAATGACTGTAATGGTATTGAAAAATAATACATCGTGGATGTTGGCAAAACCAACAGAAGAGCTCGAATTAATCGAAAAATCGGCTCAGATATTAGCACAACCAAATATGAACGCTTATTCTAAATTTGCAGGATATATAGGATATGATAAAAAGGGACGATATTTAGTATTTAAACTTATGGATACCGAATCAAAACGTAAAACAGGTGCTCGTTGTGATGAATCTGCTAAAATTAGAAAAATCCAAATATTAAATATTATTTACGGAGTTGATGATAAGTTTAATGATGTAAATACAAAAGGAATGATTCAGCCAGAATTATGTTCTTTAATTGAATTGTTGTTGAGGTATAGAAATAAAATTAAATTGCAAAACAAAACATGGTATCTAGATTTTGAAACCGCACAATTACTGAAATTTTGATGTTGAACTAATAAACTATACATTTTTCAATTATAAATAAAATTGAAAAATGATTGAAAGATAATATATCATACTATATTAATGGACCCTGGTAAAAATACATCAACACATCTTTTAAATAAAATGAAAAGAAGAAATTATAGAGATACTAAATTTGAAAGTATTTATGCGAGATCATTAATTACTCGAAGTATTTCTTTACCTATATCGGCCATTGGTAAAAATATTCAAGAGACAATAGAGAAAAATATTGCAGCGAGATTTGAAGGAAAATGCGTAGTCGAAGGATTTATTCAACCAGGTTCTGTTAAAATTATTACACATTCAAGTGGAATGGTGAATTCAAATAATATTAAATTTGAAGTTGTATTTGAATGTAAAATTTGTTGCCCGGTAGAAGGCATGTTGATTCAATGTAAAGCTGTAAATATTACAAAAGCTGGTATTCGTGCTGAAAGTATTGATGAGGTTCCATCGCCTGTTGTGGTATTTATTACAAGAGATCACCATTATAGTAGTAAATATTTCTTAACAATACAGGAAAATAGTACATTTGTAGTTCGTGTTATCGGTCAACGGTTTGAATTACACGATAAATATATTAGTATAATTGCAGAACTAGTTGAACCGCGTGCAGAATTTTCTAAGAAGGAAGTAGCAAAACCATCTATTGTATTTGAAAAATAAGGGTTTAAATGTATACTAGTAATAGTATAATATTAAGAAATATGACAGAAATAATTATGGAATCGGAATCACCTGTAACAACATCTACATCTATACATGAAGCATTACCTCATATTTTTTATCCGGAAGTATCTATAGCAGAATTAAATTCTATTCGTGATAAAATTGAATCTATGCCAAAATTTAGCCAGATCGAAATTCTTCGCATTTTAAGTAAAAGTAATAATGTTACATTGAATGAAAATAAATATGGCGTCCATATTAATTTAACCGATGTAGATAAAACAATTATACATGAAATAAAAAACTATATAAATTACGTTAACGCTCAGGAAATAAATTTGATAGAAATAGAAAATCAAAAAGAGCAATTTATAAATATATATTTTTCAAAAGATAATAAAGATACCGAGTGAAAATATATTAAGAATGGCTTACCCATATAATATATCAAATAATGTTTATAATCATGTAATACATAGTTTACAAGATTATATGTTAACTAGACAACTAATATGTTCTCAGTCACAGTCCACTGCTAGAGTTAGCTCCAATGTCAGTATTACTCCTAAAGTAGATATATTAGTAAATGTTGTATCTAATAATGATACGCCATGTAAATCAACCTTAGAAAAAGTTAATACACCAGTAATTAGTCCATTTTTTTATCCCGAACAAAAAGACCAGTTATTTTGGTGCTACTATATAATTAGATATGGATTCAGCACCTATGAATATCCAGGAAATACTTCATTTATTAGTGAAAAGAATGAAAAATTCAAATGTATTGAATTATTGCGAGAGAAAAAGGCATTGTTGAAATCAAATAAAATCAAAAATATAAAAGAGGATATTGAAGATGAATTGGCTAATAAAGAAAAAATCGGAATGAAAACATTTATCGCATTATGTGTTGTAAGCGAATTAAACATTTTATACATTCACAAACGCAAATGTTATGAATTTATATGTGCCGAAGATAAACCTATTCATGTTATACATAATATTACAATGCCTAATGTAAAATATTGTTACGAAATGACGACTAGTCCAGAAAAAATAGTAGATTATAGAACTAATTATTATAAATGGGAAAGTGTCGATAAACCACTTAAATCAATTAGTGCATATAAATCGGAAGAATTAATTGAACTATGTAAAAAGTTATTACTAGATACGTCTCATTTGAAAAAACAGACAAAGAAGGATTTATACGAGTTATTAATTACGCATATTTGATAAATAAAGTAAAAATTGATTTGGATACAATATAAATATACATATATAATATATAAAAGACAATGGCTTCGATAAAGAAGAAATATCCAGACCAAAAATTTCAACATAAATCAAATAATGGAGCATTTAGACCAAAAATAGATAATGCGGAATTACAAAAACAATTCGAACAAACCGTACAATTATTTTGGGGAAATGATCCACATGTAAAAGATTTGAAAACATATCATGAATTAGAAGTGAAATTTGGTACTAAAGGTATTAAACCTCTTACTAAAATAGATTATGATAATGTTATATGTAAATTAAAATCGCTAGGGTTTACATGCACGAATCCTCAGGGAGAATATATGTTACGCATTTATCATGAATATTTAAACCCTCAAACAGGAACGGTTGAACTGTCGCGAAATATACGAACAGAAATTAACGGATTTCATGATATTCAGTCATATTGTAAACATAATAATTTAGACAAAATAGTTTCTGAAGGCAATAATTTACATTTTCAAAATAAATCTCCATTTATTGTTCCCGAAGATATACAAAAACGAATTCCATCGCATATGTTAAAACCAGTTAATTTTGACGAGTTCAACTTTAGAGTGTCATATCAAAAAGAAACGACTATGTCTAATGAAAATAAAATCATCAAAAATATGATTGATAATTGGGAAAAGACTAAAAAAACGTTTAGATATATAAATCGAGTAACATTTACTCATGAAGATGTTCCCGTTAGAGTAGATATTAGTATCGTAAAAAGTTCAACTTTTGAGAATAGACAAATGAAACCTACCTATACAACTTCAGAATCAGACGTTTTTAATAACCAAGAAATATATGAAATTGAATTAGAAGTAGATAATAGTAAAATTGGACCTGGTACAAAAACAAATACAGTAGAATTATTGTTATCCGGAATTCGTAAAGCTATTAAATTTGTACTTATGGGTTTACAGGGAACAAATTATCCAGTATCATATCCCGAACAAAATCAGGTATTACGTGACTATATGAAACTAATAATGCCAGATAAAGAATTTGGCTATCATGATCGTGTATATCCGTCCAATTTTGTAGGACCGTCTTCTTATACACTTCAAATACCTAATATTGCACCTATTAATGAAAATTCCAATTTACCTAATATTCGTACTAATTATACAGTAACGGATAAAGCTGACGGCGAACGTCATATGTTATTTATTAATAAGAGTAAATCGCGCGATAATTCTGATATAGGTAAAATATATTTAATTAATACAAATATGAAGGTTATTTTTACGGGAGCATGCACTACAAATAAAGATTTATTTAATACTTTATTAGATGGAGAAATTATTATTCACAATAAACACGGGCAATTTATTAATTTATATGCAGCATTTGATGTCTATTTTATTGATAATACTGATGTTAGATCGTATGGATTTATTCCTACAAAAGTCGACGACAAATCAAATAAATGTAGATTGCCTCTATTAAAAAATGTAATAAAATTATTAAATGCTGTTTCAATAGTTCCAACTGAATCTTCTCCTATTCGCATTGAATGTAAAAACTTTTATCCAGTAAACATGCTGGATGAAAGCAATAATAATATATTTGATGCGTGTAGTTATATATTAAATAAAGAATCAAATGGTTTATTTGACTATACTACAGACGGGCTTATATTTACGCCTGCAAATATGGGTGTTGGTAGCGACAGAATTGGAGTTCCGTCTCCGTCTAAAAAAATATCATGGATTTACTCATTTAAATGGAAACCTCCACAATATAATACCATTGACTTTTTGATATCAACTGTTAAAAATGATGCTGGGTTAGATGTAGTCACAACGTCATTTCATGATGGAATAAATGCTGCGTCTACTATACAATTAAATGAGTATAAAACAATTATTCTTCGTTGCGGATTTAATGAAAAAGAAGATGGGTATGTAAATCCATACAATAATGTAATTAATGATATTTTACCCGAAGCGTCAAATGCTGACAATGAAAACGGGCATGTATCTACAAATGATGGTTATAAAGCCGCACAGTTTTACCCAACTAACCCATCAGATATGTCCGCAGGAATTTGTAATATTATGCTTAAAAAAGATGGATCCGGAACAAACCAAATGTTTACAGAACCTGGAGGTGAAATTATAGGTAGTGGAGATGAAGGTGGTATAGGTGAAGGGGGAGAAGTGTTTATGGATAATACGATTGTTGAATTTAAATATGATATGACTCGAGAAAATAAATGGAGATGGGTTCCTATTAAAGTACGATATGATAAAACAAATGAATTGAGACAGGGACTTAAAAATTTTGGAAACGCATATCGTGTAGCTAACAGTAATTGGCATTCAATTCATAATCCTATTACAGTTGAAATGTTATCAACTGGACTTGGAATTCCAGACGAAATTGCAAATGATGATGTGTATTATAATAATTGCAATACAAATCGAAGTGATAGCAAAACATGTGCTTTACGCGATTTTCATAATTTGTATGTTAAACAGTTAATGATAACGAGTGTTGCTAAACGAGGAGATACATTGATTGATTATGCATGTGGTAAAGGAGGCGATTTTCCAAAATGGATTAAAGCACAACTATCATTTGTATTTGGCATTGATCTTAGTAATGATAATATTGAAAATAGAATAAACGGCGCATGTGCTCGATTCTTAAATTTTAGAAAAGATTTTAAACATGTTCCATATGCATTATTTGTAAATGGAGACAGTAAAAATAATATTCGTTCAGGTGCTGCAATGTTATCCAATAAAGCAGCTCTTATAACTAGAGCGGTATTTGGTGTAGGACCTAAAGACGAGGAGAAGTTGGGTAAGGGTGTAATTAGACAATATGGTAAAGGAGACGACGGGTTCAATATTTCATCGTGTCAATTTGCATTACATTATTTTACCGAAAATCAAATCACTTTTCAAAATTTTATAAGGAATGTGTCGGAATGTACTAGAATAGGAGGGTATTTTATTGGAACTAGTTATGATGGTAAAAAGATATTTAATTTGTTAAAAAATACGAATAAGGGGGAAAGTATTAATTTGTATGACGGAGATACAAAGATATGGGAGATTCAAAAAGAATATGATAATACATCATTTGAAGATAATGCAACCAGTTTAGGTTATAAAATTAATGTTTTTCAAGAATCAATTAACAAAATGTTTTCAGAGTATTTAATTAATTTTGATTATTTGCATCGAATTATGGAAAATTATGGATTTAAATTAATTACTCGTGATGAAGCAAATGTATTAGGATTGCCTCAGGGAAGCGGTTCCTTTACTGAATTATACAACAGTATGTTAGAAGAGGTTGCGCGGAATAAGATCAATAAACGAAAATATGGTAATGCATTTAATATGACGGCATATGAAAGTAAAATTTCAGCGTTAAACAGATATTTTGTGTATAAGAAATTAAGTAATGTAAATGCTGAAAAGATTGCCGCAAATATAATTGAAGAAACTGTAGAATCAGGTGAAATGGTGAATGTATCTAAATCACCTGTTTCTGATATAGAAGATGCAAAACAAGGTGTAAAATTGTCTGTAAAAGAAAAAAAGGTTAAGCGGGTAAAGATTGATAGTGGTGAAGAACGTAAAAAAGGAGTGGATGTTAAAGTAAGCACAAAACCTAAAGCGCGTAAATTAAATAAGAAATTAGTGCTCGTAGATACGTCAGAACCTACGCAGAGTAATGTGGAGGAAGAAAAAGAGGAAAAAGAGAAGGATTTAGAAAATCCCGCATTAGTCCAACCGGCAGAAGAAGAAGAAGGTATGGTAGAATTAGAAAAAGAGAAAGATAAGGAACAGGATAAGGAACAGGATAAGGAACAAGAAAAGGGTAAGGAGGATAAAAAAGAAAAACCTAAAAAAGTTAAAACTGGCAATAAAATTAAAAAATTAAAGTTGGTTGAGGAATAAATAATATAAGTATTATGTATAATGAAAGATATTACTATACCAGATCCTATACCAATAATTGAGGAGGATCCTATACCAATAATTGTGGGGGATGATTGGAATTATGATTCTTCACGTGTAATACAATATATCTACGCATTAATGATTAGAAATAATAATAGACCATCTAGAGATAGTGTAGAAATTACGCGTAATCTTATGACTCAATTATTTAATGTATATCCTAATGATCCTAATGCAGTCACCGGTTTTAGTTATGCGGACGTACAAACACTACGTACAACCATAGATGATGCATTAACTAGAGAAACCGATTTGCATAACCAACAAGGTGGGAAACGACGTACTCGACGCAACTCTCGAAAACGTAAGACTGTGAAACATAAAGTAAAGAATAATAAAAATAAAATTTCAAGGATGTAAATAATGGACGATAAATTATAATATATGTATATATTATAATGGATGACTATCATTACAATGTAGAAGATGGAATACCTTACCTTAATGGCGTCCAACAGCCACAGCCCCCACATCAACAATTACCGCCGCAGCCACCACCGCCACAGCAACTAGTTCAAGCGCCGCCACCAAATCAAACGCCACCTCCTTCAAAAAAACCAAATATGCCAGCACCAGATTCAAGTAGAGCATTAACCGATGAAGATTATGGTGGTGGGTATCTAAAACGTATAACGCGTCGATCAAAAAAAAGGAAACTATCAAAACGTAATAACCGCAAAAAGATAAAAACCCGTAGATATCATAATAAACGCCGATATTCATATAAAAATAAATAAAAAAAATATAATTTTGGAATACATTATAGAAATATACATGACGTAAAGAATAATAAAAAATGAGACTTAAATAATACGTAATATATAATACAGCATAATTATGAATTATTATATATTACCAAAAAAACATTCAAATATTGAAATTAGTTCAACAATATTAGATACCAATAAAATTATCCACAATCCTTTAATTTCTCATAATTTAATTTTCTATTTGTCGGAAATAAATGAGGTATTACATAATAGTATTAATGATATGAATACCCAATCAGAAACAACTGAATATAGTGATAGTATATTTCAATTATTAAATCCATATGAATTTATATTTACAAAAATACCAGGATCTAAATTATCTATCAGTAAACTAAAACCATTTTCAAACATATTTTACGTTTTTTTAGAAATTTCTACAATTCTTAATTTATTTAATACATATACAGGTAATATAAAAACAATACATTATGGTGTAAATAATAAATCAACAGTTGAATGTATGAATATGTTAAGAGATGATTGTTCGGACATACATTTTGAAACATGTCTACCTTCCCCAGAACTTTATGGATTTAATAAATTACCTTCTCATATTATAGAAAATTCTATTGATTTTTTATACTTTGAATTAGATGATATTATTTACAATAATATAAATAATGATTTGAAAATTGTTAATAATTATGTATGCGGACTAATGACAATATTTTGTCATATTCTTACTTATCAAAACAATAATGGTATTTGTATAATTAGGTTAGATAATCTATATTATAAGCCTGTTTTAGATATAATATTTTTATTGACTAGCGTATATGAAAAAGTATGTATCATAAAGCCAAGTACCAGTAATATTAATAGTTCCGAAAGATATATTGTTTGCAAACATTTTATATCAAACTTTCAAAAAAAACAAATATACACAAATTATTTAACAAACATAAATAATATGTTACGCGAATACATAACCGCATATCCACCAGGAATTTATACTAAACCGATAACTAATATAATTAATAATCCATTACCTTATTATTTTTTAAATAAAATAGAAGAATCAAATATAATTATAGGATATCAACAAATAGAATATATCGATCAAATTATAAATGTTATTAAAAATAAAAATAAAAACGATCGAGTAGAAATACATAAAAAAAATAATATCCAAAAATGTATTATGTGGTGCGAAAAATATAAAATTCCATATAATAAAATAATAAATAAAATAAATATATTTTTACATGTATACAATTATAATGAAGATATTAATACAATAGACGATGGTGAAATTAGGAATGATGAAATTGGAGATGATGAAATTGGAGATGATGAAGTAAATATAATTCTACACGATATAGTAGTAGATATATAATTAGGTATATTATAATTATTATCGAATAGGTTGTCCGCCTGGTATAGATGCCGATATTCCATTATTTGCAACTGTCGGGCCTACACTTACACTACCTAAATTTGTGACATTTTTATAAAAATAGTCGTCCGAATTTCTAAAACATGTTTTTGGGTTATAACTTACCTGTCTAAACATAATTGGTAATGATGGATTACATTTTTCAACTTTATTTTTATAAATAAAAGGCGTAAATGGCTGGCCTCCAACATTCGGAATAGTTTTTCTACTTCCAGACCCTTTAAATTTATTTGTATTATACGTATCTTTTTCTACTGTAGCTACAGACAATTTAAAGGTGCGAGCACTACTAGATACTCCGCCTTCAACGGCAAATTGTGAATTGCTCGGTTTATATACAGTTAGTTTACATCCTCTAGGATTACTAGGTCCAGAAAGCGCCATACCATAATATGGATTTTCTATAAATTGTTTAAATAAAATAAGTGCTTGCACCGACTGTGTTATAGATTGTATAAATAATATATATTGTTGAAGAGTTTGAATATGTTGTGAATAATAATTAGCAATATCGGACTGTGAAAATAATCCTGCATTATTTGTAATTTCAAATGCTTGTATCACTAAATCATATTGACTGTCATTACCAGTATTTGGATAACAGTTAGCTATATATGTATTTGATATAGCCAACGCCGATCCTGGCTTTGCAGCTAATAACATTTGTTCTGTAATTTGAGGATTATTTTTAAGTATTTCTGCATTTGCAGTTGCTTGACTAGCCGAGTAAAAATTAAATGCTTTCTGGTCGTATGTTTGACATCGATTTTGTCTATATTGTTCTAGTGTAGTATAATAATTTTTT